GGTGCATCGGACTCATTCGTAACATGGGCCGGCGCAGGTAATACAACCGGCGACGCTTCAATTGTAGCTGACTCAGCAACAGATGCAGCAACAATAACCGGTGGCATTGGTATTACGATTGACTTCGACGCTGCAACAGACACAGTAGTATATACATTTACAAGAGCTGGAATGGCAGACACCGCAGTGACTAGCACTGACACAATTCCATTCTTTGATGCGTCAAATTCCAACGAACCAGAATTCCGTTCGTTCTCAGACATTATAACTGACTTAGATATTGCGACATTAGCATTCACAACTATTAGTGGTGACACCGGTTCTGCCATCGCAGACACAGCATCAGACACATTAAATCTTACTGGTGCTACTAACGGTGGTATAACAACAACAGCTTCAGATGGTCCAGAGAATGTTACCTTCGGTATTACACCAGTTGATTTAACTACTGGCGCAGCGACATTAACATCATCTGATTTTATTGTTGTAAGTGATTCAGCTGATACAGCAACAACATTAGCACTAAAATATACATTTGGTACTGTAATTTCAGACCTTGGAATTCTAACTAGTATCTCTGCATCCGCAGCCGAAGATTTACTTGGTATTGATGTTACAGGCACAGTAGTTGGCTTAGACATTCTTGGATTGACTGATCCAGGCAATGACATGGCAGCAACTGATGAATTCGCGGTACACGACAAGTCAGAAGGAACAGCTGGTGCAAACCGTAAGATGTCTGGTACCAATATTGCAGAAGGTACAGCAACAATATTAGGTATTGCAACATTAACATTCGACACGTTCCCGGCTGTTGTTACACCAGCAGACGACCAAACACTTCTTGCTTATACAGACGGAGATCGTTCTAAGGTATTATCTGTTGAAACACATACATTTGTATTCAGTGATAATTCGGTTTCCAATGATGACTGGATCGACATTGGCAATGCTTCAGACACTTTATCTGGCTATATTATGCCATTAGATGGAACAGTTGTTGGCGCAACAGCACACACCGAAGATGCAAATAGTAACACATATGACATCGATTTATACATCGACGCGGTAGATAGTGGTTCAATTGCTAACTTAACGGGTGCAGGCGAAGACTCTGATTCAGATCCTACTTTAGATCTTGACTTCAGCGCAGGACAAAAGCTGCGCGTTCGTGGTGATCGTTCAGCAGGAAATCAGAAACTAGGTGACACTGTTGTTGTATTAACAGTTCGCTGGAGATCATAAACAATAGTCTTATAACAATGATAAATACTTTAAATAGTCTGACTATTTAAATAAGGAATTATAATGGCATTTATCATCGAAAACGGCACGGCTGGCAGCATTGAAATCGAAGATCTCGGTATCACACTTGCTATTGGCGAAATTTCTGATCTTTCTACTCGCACACAACCGCAGGAAGTTGCTCTTTCTATGCAAACTGGCGAGGAGCTTCATACCCTTATCACGGCTGGCGATGTCATTGTTAAAGATCCTCTAGACGGTGTTACCGACCTAAGTGTCGCTGATGCTATTACAAGTCTACAATCAATTAATGACCCTCATTTTCGTGTTGGAGCAGGTGCGCGACTTAATGATATATCTGATGTAAACGTTCCTTCGCCATCAGACGGACAGGTAATGTCCTATATTGGTGTTAAAAGTGAATGGCAGCCACAAACTGCGGCAGGCGGAAGTACCATTGCTGTAGAAGACGAAGGAGTTGCTGTTCCTAATAGCCCGTTCTCTGTATTTGATTTTGTTGGTGACGGTGTAATAGCATCTGACGCAGGCGGCGGTACAGTTACAATTACAATACCTGGCCAAGTTAGTGGAGAAATCCCGTTCTTTAATCAAGATACAACACAAGATAATATTGCCCTGACAGTAGGAAACGAAATACCGTTCTTTAATCAGGATACAACACCAGATAACATAGCGTTGGTATAATATATGGCTGATCAAATCCCATTAAAAGTAATTAGAACCTTAAGCGATACAACCGCCTTAGGTGAATTTGAGATCGGCGAAGAAGTCGGCATTATACACGGCGGAACTGGTGCAGATACCGCGGCAGATGCTCGTACAAATCTTGCTGTTCCTCCAACAAGTCTCACATTAACAGCTGGCGCAGCATTATCTGGCGGCGGTGATCTTACTACAAACCGTACATTTGACGTTACAGTACAGAACTCAATTGAAATAGTTTCTGACAACTTACAACTTGTTAATGATACACTGACCCCCGGCAATAACCAAGTATATGGTACAACCGGCGGCGGAGTTAAAGGATGGAAAGCAGATCCAGCAGGCGGCAGCGGCGATCCCGATCAGAATCTATGGGAAACAATGTCTTCCGATGCTGGTTTAGTAGCAGCCAACACAATAACAGATACATTTACAATTGCTGGTGGAACTGGAATTAGTACAGCAATAGTAGGCGACACATTAACAATTACAAACGATTTACCAGACATCAACCAAAATTTATTTCTGAATGTACTAAGTGATAGTGGTACAGCAGTAGCCGACACAATAACAGATACTCTTTCGATACTTGGTGGAACTGGAATTAGTACAGCAGTCGTTGCTGATGCACTAACAATTACTAACGACTCACCAAACATTGTTCAAAATCTTTGGGAAACAATTTCCTCGGATTCTGGATCTTCCGCGGCCAATCTTGCAACAGATACATTTACAATTGCTGGTGGAACTGGAATTAGTACAGCGGTATTAGGCGACACATTAACAATTACAAACGATTCGCCAAACGCAACTCACACAGGACAAGTGACAGGTGCAACGGCACTAGCATTAGATATTACGGCGATTACAGCTCAACCAGCATCAGGCGCAGTTATTGGAACAGACACACTGTTAATAAACGACGGCGGCACATTATCAGAAGTAACGGTCGACCAACTTGACACTTACTTCGGCAGCGGAGCATCATTCCAATTGGAATGGAGATTTAGCATAAGCACAACAGCAGCCGATCCGGGCAATGGCAGATTTAGATATGACAACGCAACACTAGCATCTGTAACAAACATCTATTTTGACGACCAAGCTGACTCGGGGTTTGATGTCGGTACAGTCTTTTCTACTCTAGGAACCGGCGACAAAATATACCTCCAACAAAATAATGACGCCACTAAGGCAGCATTGTTTACATTATCTGGAGCACCAACCGATAATACAGGATGGTGGACTATTCCTGTTACTGTTGATAGTAGTGGAACGCTTCATGACAATAACGGAAAATGTTCCGCGGTATTCTTACAATCAGGTGCAGGCGGCGGAGGTAGTGCTCTCGAAGTACAAGACGAAGGTATTTCTCTTTCAACAGCAGTTACCAAAATAAATTTTGCTGGTGCAGGTGTAACTGCGACAGAACCTGTTGCAAATGAGATACTAGTAACGATTCCAGTCGTTAATTCCATTCCAGGACACTTTGCTTCTGCAACTAGTGTGAATATCACTGCAACAACCGCTATTATCGCAATGGAAACCGAGCTTTTAGACCCCGATGCGGTGTATTCATTTTCTCCTGAAGGTTATGTGATTATTCCAGAAGATGGTTATTACTATGTTGAGCATTACACGACTGTTGAAAGTGACGGCACTGGCGGAGATACCCGAGGATACGTAAAGTCATTTATGCGTAAGGATACTCAAGGAGATGGCGTTTTTGTTACTATTGAAGGATCACGACAGTTTGTCTATACTCGTGAGCCTGTAGATGTAGGCGGCAGTCATGTTGGATTTATAGTTGATTTCCAAGCAACCGACGAACTACAATTGAAAATAAATCAGAAAACCGGAGTTGCTGTAGATATCAGCACTGATGCAGTTCGATGTGGTATTTCGATTTTCAAATTGAGGGACTTATAATGATTAATTATCGTACAGCTATTAAATATCTTGATATTACAACTCCGTTTACTATTAAACCGTCTAATCCTGACAGGGGAGAGTTTGATCCAGCCGAGTTTTCGGATTACACGCTAATTACTTTCACAGGAGGTGTGTCATTCAATAAGGCTCAACTTGATGCGGTGTGGTTAACAATCCTGAAGACAGAATGTAAAGTCGAAATCGATCTACGGACTCAAGAATTGATATTAGGAGGCTTTGCTTTTAATGGAAAACTGTTCAGCCTTAGCTCTAATGCTCAGATGAATTGGACCGCACTAAACTCTGTTCGAGATGCCCTAACATATCCGCAAGCAGTTTCAACAAGCGATGATGGCGAATATCAATTTGCTGATGCCATCGAATTGAATGCGTTTGCTATGACAGCACTTGGTACGGCTGGTTTTCATTATAGTAGTGGTCGAACATTGAAGGTATCAATTGACGCAGCGGTAGATGAAGTAGCGATAAATGCTATAATCGATACACGTTAAAGAGTAGCTTCAAGCGTCTTAAGCTTTTCTAACACAACTTCAAACTTAAATGTATTCCAAACTCCAGGATGCAATGGCTTAGGATGGTCTGCAATGTCGACCCATGCATAACCTCTGTGCTCTTCATTTAGTTCTGGAATAAATTCGTCTGTAACAGTAATTAGGAATGTGTGATAGTTAAAGTAGTAATCATCACTAGTGAATGTTTCAATTGGAATAACTTTATGGAACGTAGGAACATTGCCCATTTCTTCATCGACCTCGCGGTATAATCCATCTATGATAGATTCCTCCTTCTCAACTTTTCCACCTGGTAGTCCCCAGGTTCCCGAATATTTAGATCTGTTACGTAATAAAAATAGATAGCGTTTTGTTGCTAAACTAAAAAAAAGGCAGCCTGCGGCAGTAATTGTTGGAGTCTTCATATGTATACTAAATAATTGTAATGTTATTTATAGAAAACAAGTATACCAGAATATATTATGCCATCATTAAGAATGCTAAAATAAAAAAGACTTGGATTAAACGCAGAGAAAGATTAAAAAATAATACTCCACCAGCCCGCCTTATATTCTCCCTCGTAGCTTTTTATCCACCTGGTTAATGCCCAAGTATACTGGATTTGTGTTGTTAGATTAGTTACATAATGCGTTTCGCCAATTTTAGCTGATGCATCAAAATCAACTATCCAATCTGTGCCGTCATATTCAATTATGTCGTCTTTTTTCGCAATTAACTGATCGCCTGTTGCTCCTACCCATGCTGCCGAGTAATTAAAGTCAGGAGAACCAGTATTGTCTTTGTCTCCAATGTCATCTACAAGTAAATAACGCTGTCCAAGAAAAGCAATAGGTAACCCCGTTTCAGGTCCAGAACGCAATGGATCTATTACAGCATCAATAGCAGTTAAATCATTGGCAGGAATAGTGTCCAAGTCAATTGAATATAGTAATTTGTTTGGATCATTTGGATCTTGTGTAATTGTTCCAATAACCTCATTGATCTCGTCTGGAAGTAATAATACCATCTGTGATATGCCTGGGCAAATCTTACCTTCGTACTGAGCAAACACTAAGTCCCAGGATAGCTTTGGATTTGCACCAACAACTACTGGCGGTGTTAATACTACATTAGGCAAATCAACACCTACGTCTGCGGTAATAGTATCAATGTCCGCGGTAATACCAGTAGTATCAGCAGTTATACGAGTGACAAGTAAGTCTGCAGTAAAGATAATAGTGTCTGCGGTAATAGCAGTAGTATCAGCAGTTATATTGCCGACAAGTAATGTTACTGGATCTGAGTCTACAACAAACTCTGAATTTCGGAACAATGTTAATTCATTGTTTAAAAGCAATATATTGAAGTTCAGTGGTGCTACGCGAACTCGCTGCCCCATTAACAAATTGTCATCAAAACCTGACATTTGATTGACGTTATCATCTGATGCTAAGTCATAAACGCTACTAACGACGCGATGTATGATACCAAGCTTCTTAACCTTACTAGGTGGACTAATCCATATAGGAATGCTAAATGAAGCAGTATTAATATCAATTGCAGTTGACGCCATTACTGGTACTGAGCGCGAAGACCAATTGTTACCCTCTATTTTTACCGTAGTTAAACTTGTCCAATCAAAATAATTATCACTAGATTGGATTTCAAAATCAGGGTTGAACAGTGTTAAAATCTGCTCTAAAATTTGTAATTTTTGTGTAGTATTGCTGGTCCAAATATCCAGTTTCATTTTCAACATATATGGTACAGGCATATGCCGTTCTATTGTAAAAGCATTGCCTTGTTCAGTAGTTAATTCGCCGGTGTTCACGTCTCGTTGTCGCATGCGAACGTGGCGCTTATCAACAAAATATGGAGCTTGTATTCTTTTTCTATCATATTCCAAGTCAGTGACATACGCTGCCATCGCCGGAACTCCAAGCAAAGTGTTTTCGCTGTTCTCTCTTAAAATAGTAGCAGCTTGACGGCTAGGATCACCGTATATAATAGGAACAGTCTTTAAAGAAGTTTCACCAAATTGTACCTGCCAGCCAGAAAATATACGAATAAATTGTATAATGAAACGTCGGCATTGAGCATCATAAAAAAATTGATTTGTGTTCATAATTATAACTTAATCCTAGTTGTCAGCTTTCGGGCGCAATATTTGACTCAGTGCCTGACGCTCTTCTGTACTGCCAAAGCAGTTATCGCCTGCGTTACCGCTAGACGTATTTTCATTGTTTTGGAATGTAGCTAATTGTGTTTCTCGATCAGCCGCAGACTGCGGAGACCTTTGATCATCTTCCATCTTAATCCAATGCTTACCATCATATCTAAACAATCTGTTTGGTAGATAATCAATGCGTAAAACATAATCTCCAATTATTGCATCCAATGGAAAATCAATAACTTCTGCAACTGGGTATCCATTTGGTGCTAATCCATCTCCAATTATGTAAGTACCAGGAACAGCACCGCCAGCAATATTCTCTTCAGGACTAGTACCAATAGCGTCAGCATTAAGAGATGTGTTATCCGCTGTTATTGGAGTAGTCGTACCCGGGAGAATTGTCATGCTAGCACGTAAATTATACGGCTCGCGCACTTCACCATTTTCGTCTACTGGTACAACGTAAAATTCGCTTGTGTCAAATCCGCTCTGAGGAACGTCGTTCTCTGCTTGTTTTACAATACCGTCGTTTATATCGCCAAGTTTATCGCCATAAATATCGCCCAAGCCTTGCGCTGGCGGATCGGCAAGAGCGTCATCGATTGGTTCGCCGTCTAATCCAATTTTGGAAAACAGATCACTAACTTCTTGTGAGTTAACAAGAGGCGAAACCTTAACACGCCATAAATGCGGCCACCAAGTAGGACTAAATCCTTCTGCTGGTCTACTAGCATCTTCTATCATATAATATTTGCGCAATGCGGATGGGATATCATCGTCCAATGGATAGTAATCTATCAAGTGTGGTAATTCTAAAACATCGCCAGCGATTAGTTTACGTCCAATCATATCGACCATATCTTTAAGGTGAAAAGTAATGAATATTGTGTCGGTCGCTAAAAACAATCCAAACTGAGACAAGTCAAAATCAGTGTCGTTAACTTTATATGATCCGCGGATGCTGTAAATATCCACATCATACTTGCGATCCCGGTTTTCTAGGAATAAAATGTCCTGTATGTTATTTTCTGTTGGATCTAAAAAGTCTGGTTGAGTTGCGTCGTCATTTCCATCAACTGATATTGGACCAAGGTATTTGTGGCAATGCATATCAGTTCCGCCCACTACAAACTGTTCTGCAATTAGGCGATCATGAAATTCATAATCATGACCGTGCGCACCGTTTTTCCATAAACTAAGTCTAGGCACTTTCGTTTTCCTCCTTAACTTTATCTAAGACATCCGCATCAACACCTTCTAATGGAAACTCAATTAGTTCCTCTTCTTCAGTAAATTCATATAGCCTCATACTACTATTTATCGTTTATTGCGGCAGTTATCTCCGTGCCACCTGTTGTAATTTGATTTTCCTTTTCCTGTTTTGCCGCAATGCTCGCATTTCCATTTAACTTGTGTTTGTGCTACAACATTTAATTTCTTTTTATCTTCAATTGACATCTTAGCAAACATATCTAATTTAGACTGCCTCATTAATTCTTTAGATGAATCGCGATGAGTTTTATCCTTAAATCCTTTGTGATTGTTTCTGCGTATAGGATCTTCCCAGTATGCAATTCTAGCCGCTCGTTGTTTCTCTTTAACTATTGGATTAAAAGATGGATTATTTCGTATCATCATATTAGTTTGTTTTTCTTTTAGCTTTAAGCTCATATTTTTATGAGCTGCTATACTAGCCAGTCTCATTTTCTTTCTTGTTTCTATTGAATATGTTTTCTGTGCAGATTTAATTCCTATTTTCTTTTTAGACTCAGCTGAATGTTTCCATCCTCTCATTGATTTATTAGCGGATTCTCGACATAGAGCAAATACTCTGCCAGATTTAGGTGTGTATCTGGCCTGATGCTTGTTGCCAGGTTGAATCATTCGATTAAATGCCTTACCCATCTTATACTTTGCACTGCCATCTACCATTTTAGTCAAGAGCCAGTGACATATAAAATGCTCTCGTGCGGTTAAAGTTACAAGGTTGTTATTAGAAACTAAAGATTTTGGAATAATATGATGATTCTCAGTGTAACCAGATTGTTCTGTTCGTTGTTGTGCCTTCGCTATAATGGCATAATATGTTTTGGTGTATTTGTTATCTATAAATAACATTGTGCTGACGTCCTCCAAGACGGTAGAGTGCTGGATGTTTGACCATCGCGAGCGCACTTATATTTATCAAAATTTGAACCTACTATAAATAAACATATGAAAATCTACTATTACACCATGGCAAATGTGCTATATTACTTGGGCGATTTCGCATCAAAACCGATGCAATGGGACTGGATGAATAGCGAGTCTCCATTTATTGAATGGCTTTGCGATATCAATTACAATATTTACAACTGGCTTATGCTTAAATCAGTTTATTTCAACGATCGGGGCGGATGCGATGTTTGGTTACCAGGCAACGACGTTGACGACGACGATGACGATGATAACTTCACTCCTATAACTTTTACTAAAGAAAACGATAAAGAATAGCTTGACTTTTCCATCAGAGTATGTTATAGTATTAATACTAACCGGAGATACTAAATGAAAAAATACGCAGTTCGACTCCAATGGTCACAAACCGATTGGGAATCAATATTAGTACATGTTACTTCAGCTGAAAATGCAGAAGAAATTGCTAAATCATACTTTCCGGGTGTACATCATATCTCCGGGGTTACTGAATTAACACACGAAATAGAGGCATAAATGAAAAAAGTATACATAATCGAAAGTGAAAGAGGCTGGGGACAGCGGATCGACGAAACTAAAGAATTCGACACCGAAGAAGCAGCCATAGCATTTTGTAAAGACTACAACAAGGATAATACAGCAGATTCAGCACCAGATTGGTATATGAAGGCCGTTTTAGCCTAAAATAACTTGTAAGTCATTGATTTGTAAAGTCAAGTAATTTGATAAATCGCTTGACATTTTGATCAAAACCCTGTATAATACACGTATTGAACAATTAATACAGGTTAAATTATGTCTCAAATCCCAGAATCACATCAACTTGAAGTTCCAGCGTCAGTTACCTTTGTTGCAAATAACAACACTAGGACTGGCCATATTTGGACTGTCCAATTTGAAGGCGGAGAACGTGCTACTGTTACCGCAACTCACAATCCTAACGGATCTACTACTTATCGTATTCTTGAAATCATTCAATTTTTTACTCTTGATAAATCCGAGATTGAAGAAATGATCGCTCAGTACGCAGAAGTTGGTAACTGGGAACAAGAGAAATAAAATGATTATTAACTTCACCACGTCAACGGACGTAAAGAATTGTACGCAGTGTCCGTATTATTGGGGATCTATAGACGGTCCGTATTGTCAGTCGATGATAAATCACGGAGTAGATCCATATAAAACTCTTGTTTTGCCGGAAGGCCGTGAAGCTATTCATCCAAACTGTCCAGAAATGGAGCAAGACGAATTAGCACATCAAATTGCAATAGGAGCAATAAAATGAGTCAAAACAAAGAACTTATGGACATGCTAGACAGCATGTTTAAAACATTCGATCCAAATAACACTAATCCTGAGGAAATAGATTATTTCAAGAATCTTGCGGAATCAAGTAAAATCAACGATAGAAATCCTAACAAAGAAAAAGTAATGTCAACAGTAACTCTTAGAACATTGCTAAAAGAACACCCAGAATGGGCAGATTTGCCCATTACGGTTTATGAAGCCGACGGACATCTAGCTACAGTAGGCGACGATGGTTCTGTCTATTTAAGCGAGCTCGACGCAGATACTCTTGCTGACGGCGATTACGAAGATTGGGTAATCGAACGCGGTTCGTCTGTAACTTTCGCAGGAAATTAATTTACAAAGGTAAACACAATGGCTAAAATCAAACACAGACGCCCGAAAAACATGGAAGTAATTCACATAGGACAACTTCCTAATTGGAAGGATATCGAGTCTCATGAAGACGAAAAATTCCCTGTAATGCTTAATGACGCATTACGTCATTATGGATACTTTAACAGTGCCAAAGATATGCGTAAGGGCATGATCAAATGGTTAAAAGTAAACACTACTGATGCAGCATTCATCAAATCATACAAAAGAAGCCTGGAGTGGAGAACTCCTGTCCCTGCTTATAGTCTAGCAATGGCTGGTCTTGCTGGAATGCCTATGTCAGAGAAACACTTTGACTATATTATGGGC